TGGCTCCCGGAGGACAATATTCCGCTGCGCGTCAGGCGTGACCATGTGCCGTATGACATATGGCAGCGGCAGAACATCATTCTAACCACCGAGGGCGACGTGGTGCATTACGGCTTCATCGAGCAGTACATCGTCAACCTCGGGCGCATGTTCAATATCAGGGAAATTGCCGTTGACCGATGGAACGCCAGCATGATGGTGCAGGCACTTCACGATGACGGCTTCACGATGGTGCCCTTTGGTCAGGGCTTCAAGGACATGAGCAACCCGACGAAAGACCTGATGCGTCTGGTGCTGGAACAGTCCTTGCGGCACGACGGGCACCCGATCCTGCGCTGGTGCATGGATAACGTGTATGTTCGCACCGACCCCGCTGGGAACATCAAGCCCGACAAGGAGAAATCCACCGAAAAAATCGACGGCGTAGTTGCTTTGGTCATGGCCCTCGACCGGGCACAGCGCAACCTGAACGGCGGCAGCGTGTATGACGAGCGCGGTCTGCTGACTCTCGACTGGTAAGGAGGTTCCTATGCCAAAATCACCAAAACGCCCCTGTCGCTATCCGGGATGTCCGAATCTGTGCGACAAGGGCGTATATTGTTCAAAACATATGGAGTTTTCATCTGACCGCAGGCGCGGCGGTGCTGAATCCCGTGGCTATGATGGCCGCTGGCGAAAAGCCCGCGCCAGCTTCCTGCAGCGCAATCCGCTATGCGCAGAGTGTATGCGGAACGGAAGAATCACACCGGCGACGGTGGTCGATCACGTCATCCCGCATCGTGGTGATGAAAAGCTGTTCTGGGACGAAAGCAATTGGCAGGCGCTGTGTGCGAGCTGCCATAACCATAAGACCGGAAGCGGATTGTAATTGATGATGATCAGTCATCGTTTGGCAAATACCACCCGTGTTCACGATGAACAGCTGGGCCTTGCGGTGTCTTTCCTGCCCAATCTCTTTCACTCTTTACCTTATCGAATAGGTGACGAAGATTTTCCCATCTCGTAATTTCAGAAAGAGACAATTTAGAATTGATAGAGTTCTGCCGAACGATTTCTCGTTCTTTCTCCCATTCACTATCCGTTAACCCTTTTATCCATTCAAGACTGTATTTTTCTGGGGGCATATTGACCCACTTGCGGATTAATTCTTCGCCAACAATCAAGCCTGCAAAAACAAGAATTCCTTTGACTACTTTGTTCATGGAATTTCCTCCTGATCTATACAGTAGTTAGTGTTATTGTATCATATTTCTTCTGCATTTCATAGGAGGTGCTTATGAAAAATCCTTTTAACGGCCTGTTCCGTGCCCGGGACAAGCCTCGCAATGCCATATCAGCAGCGCCGACCTTTTACTTCGGCTCGTCCACCTCGGGCAAGACCGTCAATCCGAAAAATGCCGTTCAGGTGTCTACAGTATACGCCTGTGTGCGTGTAATCGCAGAAACCATCGCCAGCCTGCCGGTTGGCGTATATGAAGCGACGGAGCATGGCAGTCAGAAAGTGCCAGAGCATCCGCTGTATCGGCTGCTTCATGACGAGCCAAACCCGGAAATGTCCAGCTTCATTTGGCGTGAGACAATGCTCAGCCATCTGCTCCTGTGGGGCAACTCCTACAGCCAGATTATTCGCAGCGGCAAGACCAACATCCTCGGCTTGTATCCGCTGCTTCCCGACCGCATGGAGGTGGACAGGGATTCCAGCGGTAGGCTGACGTACACCTACACCACCACAGATGGCGCTGCTGTGCAGCTGAAGCCCGAGGATGTGCTGCACATTCCCGGCCTTGGCTTTGATGGCATCATGGGATACAGTCCCATCGCGCTGGAGAAGAACGCCATCGGCCTTGGGATCGCCGCAGAGGAATATGGATCGAAGTTCTTCCAGAACGGCGCACGCCCCAGCGGTATCCTGACGCATCCCAACACCATCCGCGACCCGAAACGGCTGCGGGAAAGCTGGAATGCGACCTATGGCGGCTCGACTAACGGTGCAAAGGTAGCTATTCTCGAGGAGAATATGTCCTTCACGCCGATCAGTCTGCCGAATAACGAGGCGCAGTTCCTTGAAACCCGCAAATTTCAGGTTGAGGAAATCTGCAGAATCTATCGTGTGCCGCCGCACCTGATCGGCGATCTGAGCCGCAGCACCTTCGCCAATATCGAGCACCAGTCCATCGACTTTGCTACGCATACCATCCGGCCTTGGCTGGTGCGTATTGAGCAGGCCATGAACCGCGCCCTGTTCTCTGAAAATGAGAAGGGGCGATTTTATGTGCAGTTCAACATCGACGGCCTGATGCGCGGCGACTACAAGAGCCGCATGGAAGGCTACGCCATCGCACGTCAGAACGGCTGGATGAGTGCCAACGATATCAGGGCGCTGGAGAATATGAACCCCATTCCGGATGAAGAAGGCGGCAACACCTACCTGTGCAACGGCAACCTGATCCCCGTTGGGCTTGCGGGCATTTCTATGGTCGCGTCCGCTGTATCGACGCTGGAAGAAGAGCCAGCTGCAGACGATACTGTGCAGGAACAGCCGCCGCCCGAGGAACCCAAGCCCAAATCCAATAAACGCACGAGGAGGAATGCCCATTGAGGGAGATTACCATGAACGGCTACATCGATGATGAAAGCTGGTTCGGAGATGAAATCACTCCCAGCGGCCTGCATAACTGGCTGTACGGCGAAAACGACGCCGCAGTGGATGATGTCCACATTCGTTTGAACAGCTATGGCGGCTCCTGCAATGCCGCAACCCGGATGTTCGATGATATCCGCGCCTATCCGGGCAGCGTGAAGATCACCATTTCCGGCACAGCAGCTTCTGCCGCAACGGTTGTGGCGATGGCAGCTGATCGGCTGGAAATGACGCCCGGCAGTCTGTTCATGATCCACGACCCCAGTACGGTAGCCTACGGCAATGAGCGCGATATGGATGAAGCGAAAGCTGTTCTTCGCGCCTGCAAGGAGAGCATCCTCAATATGTACGGCACCCGCATTCGCGTATCCCGCAATGATGCCGCCGATCTGATGACCGCCACTACTTGGATGGACTCCAATGAAGCCTTTGAGAAGGGCTTTGTGGACGGCATCACCGAATCGCCTGCCAAGCTGCCTACCGACAGCGCAGGCCATAAGGTTTCCCTTGAGGCCGCAAAGGCCGGTGTGCAGGCTTGGTTTGATCGAAAGACCAAGCCTTTTTCTGTGGATCGGAAGCAGAAAACTGTGCCGGAACCGGCTTGTGTGGAGCCTGTTGTCCCTGATAACCGCGTGAAGGTGCTGGTCACCGACACCCGGCTTGAACATCTCAGATTTTGATTGGAGGTATTCCGTATGAATCAGATTCTCACGATGCGCGAAAAGCGTGCTTCCCTGTGGGACGCCGCCAAGAAGTACCGCGACTCCCATATCGGCAACGACGGCACCATGACTGCCGAAGATGCGGCTGTTTATGACCGCATGGTCGATGACGTTGACCGCATGAAGAAGGAAATTGACCGGCTGGAGCGTCAGGAGGCCATCGAAAACGAGATGAACCGCCCGACTTCCAGTCCCATCGTAAACCGTCCCGACAATCCCATTCCCGGAGAGGAAAAGACGGGCCGCGCTTCTGCCAGCTACAAGAAGGCGTTCTGGCAGAACATGCGCTCCAAGAGCGTACCCCATGAGGTGTACAACTCCCTGCGCATCGGCGCAGACTCCGAGGGAGGCTATCTCGTCCCGGACGAGTATGAGCGCACCCTGATCGACACGCTGCAGGAGGAAAACATCTTCCGCAAGCTGGCACACGTGATTTCCACGGAGTCCGGCGACCGCAAGATTCCCGTGGTCGCTTCCAAGGGCACTGCCAGCTGGATCGATGAGGAAGCCGCTTATCCTGAGAGCGATGACACCTTCGGTCAGGTGTCTATCGGTGCACACAAGCTGGCGACCATGATCAAGATCAGCGAGGAGCTGCTGAACGACTCTGTGTTCGACATGCCTTCCTACATTGCCCGCGAGTTTGCCCGCCGCATCGGCGCTGCCGAAGAAGAAGCCTTCTTCACGGGTGACGGCACCGGCAAGCCGCTGGGTATTCTCGCCGCCACTGGCGGTGCGCAGACCGGCGTGACCGCTGCCAGCGCGACGGCCATTACGATGGACGAGATCTTCGATCTGTTCTACTCTCTGCGTGCGCCGTACCGTAAGCGTGCGTCCTTCGTGGTCAATGATTCCACGGTCAAGGCGCTCCGCAAGCTCAAGAGCGGCAGCGGTGATTACCTGTGGCAGCCCAGCATTACCGT